AAGTCTTCCAATTCTGGATCCACCAATGCCGCACGGATTGATTGGAAAATCTGAGGACCGATAATGAAACGACGGATTGGATTTTCGGGGGTTTCTTTTTCTGCAAGGCCGTCTTCAACAACAAAACCTTGGAAAACATAACTACGCTTTTTCCAGTATTTACGACCCATATCTTCCAATGCTGGATCCTTGAACCAAGGACGCACTTCTGATAAGATTGGGCAAGTGTCGCCATACATTTCCATGCAGGGTACTTGTACTGTGATATTTTTGCTTTCAGATTCGCCTTTGATGCCTGCAAAGGGAAGTTTGATCATTGCACGTTCAACCCAGAAAAAAGTGTTGTCTGAATTGCCGTCTGGTAGGAATCGTAGAGTAGATTCGCCGCCTTCTTTGAGATTCCAAAACGGATAAATTGAATTATCTCCGCCTGTACGTTCTCCAGAACCTTTTGATTCTGATGCCTTAAGTTTTGCTCGTATTTCAGCTAAAGTTGCCATAATTGTTCTCCTATTAATAGCCTTTGATTGCTTTTTGTGCCTATATTTGTTTTACACCTGTAAAACAAAAAGTGCATATACACAGTATACGCACTTTTATTTAGTTCTACAAGAGGAATTATGCTCTAAATGTGAGCAGTTTACTCAATTATCTATGATGTACTAAGTTGACAATTCTTTTCAAATCGTCGTAGGTAGTTGTTTCAGCCATGGCCTGTTCCTTGCCTATTGTGACATGCACATCTTGAGGATTGCCAGGCTCTGCGTGACTAGCATGATCCATTGATGGTTGGGTCTGTTGCCCGCTTGGATCCAATTTATCAATCATCATCAACACTTGCTTGACGTGGTGTGGTTTGGCACCTTTGTAGGTACCGTTCTTAAAATCTTTTAAAACTTTGATTTTGGCACGAGTACCGCCTATGGTAAAATTCTGTTTCTGGGGATTAAAGAATCCCGAGATCGATTTGATTATTTCTTTAAGCGGCTCGTCATGACTTTGTTGCATTGGTTTCATTCCAACTGTGGTACAGGCTTCTGCAAATGTCATGGTTCTATGGCCAAAGTCTAATACATCGTCTGGTTGTGCTCCACACTCCATTGCTTTGATCAGTTTGGCCTTGACTCGAGACATAGCAGTACTTTCAGCCATTGGAGGTGCCGGCGGAACTGCGCCTGGTACAGGGGGAACAGACCCTGCATCGGGCGGCGGCATTGCCATATCAACGGGGGGAGCTCCTGCTTCTGGGGGAGGCATAGGTGCTGGGGGAGGCATAGCACCTGCGTCCGGCATTGGAGGAACTTCTTCTCCACCTATCGGAGGCTCTCCCTCATCTGTTTGATCCAGTGACTTGGCAGCTATAATTTCCTGTGCAATCTCTTTAGCCTTGGGTGATAACGGCTCTCTAATTTTTTCATCTGCCACATGTTTAAGATACAATTTGATTGCTGTCCCTGCATCGTCATCACCGCTCAAACTTGATAACTCGTCATTTAGATATTCGCTGTCAATTATGCCTTTAATACTAGCAATAGCATTCATTCCGCCGTCGCCTGCACTGAATTCTCCGTTTGACATCAGCTGTTTTAGTTGTTCAAGTGCTTGAGACCTTTTCTCAATGTCTGGACTAAAAAGATTATTGTGGCCGTCATCTTCTGCTTCAGTCATAATGCTGTCAAGGAATGATTCAAATTGATCTTCTGGGCTTTCTTTCAAACGTTTGCCATCTTTGTCATATTTGCCTGATTTCTTCTTGGCAATTGCAACAGCGGCTTGTATAGCGCCAGCGCCTGCTTCATCTAGCAAATCATCTGGCGTTACTTCTTTTGTTGGGATAGATGTTTCATCAACTAAACGGAAGATGTAAGGAAATGCTGTTTTTAATTCTTCGTTGAATGTGCGTATTGTTAGTCGATCAATCCAATCACTCATGATGTCTTCTGGTATCATTTGGTCTTCTTGATCTTCAAATGATTCAGCAAATGTTTCATAGTATGCTGGACGTTGTAACATGTCTACTTCTTTTTTAACTGCTTCAATGCGCTCCAGCACCCGTGGGGTGATGTCGTTCATTGCTTCTGCCAATGTGGAGTTGCGTGTAACATAGCCTTTGAACTTGCGTAGTTGAGCCAGTTCTTCGCTTAGACTGGTAATATGTTTGCCGATCGCATCATAGGGAATTCCGTCATGTTTGAGATGTTCAGCCATTGCACGAGCACCACTGAGATGTTTGAATGGATATTTGAAACGTTCACCTTGTGAGTTTTCAACATAGATGCTGTCAATGTGCATGGTGCGGCCAGCGGCAATCTCTGGATTCACCGGTTGACTGTGTTTGATCACTAGGCGTGCTTCGCCTAGATCCTGGTAACTCATGCGAGCGTTACCGTACATCTTACTTTCCATCATGGGTTGTTGTTGCGATAGCATAACTGGTTCTTCCTTAGGTTTCGCTTGAAAATTGTAATCACGTTTGTCTAGATGATCTTTGCCGATATTTTGCACATGGAATTTTAACAAGCGATTTTTGGCAAATTGTCTAAAACTGCGGATAAATCTAAATGCTCCGTAGTGCTTGCTGTCAGCCAACTGTCCGCTGACTTGAATAACGATTCCGTCATCTGCATCCAGCGTGATGGCAATAGTTCCCAACTTTTCTCCGTCATCTTCGTATTCAAATTCGAAAAAACGTGCATCGGGAATATCGGTCTTTTTGCTCAAAACACCAGCATTTTCATCACCGATCTTGATATTAGGAAACCGTGTTTCAATCTTCCCATACAGATCTTGTGCAATTTTATTTAAATTCTTGTTCATGTTATATTTATCACATACCCGAAGATACGAATATAGGCATAGGCGGTTCAAATTCTGGATCTTCAGCCCAATCGCTGGTAACTCTAATACGTTCCAGCACTTGAGGATCCCATTCTGCTAGCACTTGACTCATACGTACTACCAAAAGCAGGGCAGATACTAGATCATCGTGCTGTCCTTCTTTGGCCTTGAACGTAGTGCCTGCGGCTATGAAAGTTTTGAGTTCTGATATCAAGGGTCTGCTGTTTATGGTCATTTTTTCCTCTTCAACGAGGAATTTTGTTTTAGCGCAAGTGGCTATTTTGTTACCAAATGTGGTGTTGAATCCTTTGCGGAATTTTTTCACATGCCCTTTACGTGCCGGCTCGCTGAGAAATATTCCCGGAAAAGTTTCTTCTCCCAAGTTGTCAATAACCACCAGTGCGCTTTCACCCACAGTGTTATTTTCCACACTCCAGTAGATACTTGAATAACTGTTTTCACCAATTTCGTCTGCGATATATTTCAGCACATCTCTAAATATTTTGACCTGTTGCTGTATAGGAGTAATGTTGTGTTGCCACTCTGCTATCTGTATCATGGATGGCATTTCAAACACTTCAATGGCACCGTAGTCGCCACCTGTGCCTAGACTGGGATCCAATGCCACAAGATATACACGATCCTGTTCGGGTTTCTTATACCATCGCACTTGCCCCATTTTCCATAGCGGATCTCTGCCCACTAGATCAATAAGTTTAAGTGAACTGATAAGTGTTTCATCATACACGATGAATTCACAACCGTACTCACGACGGAAACGTTCTTCGCCGATACGTCCGGTCTCAACACGTTTCCATTCCTCATCCCGATCTGGGTGTTCATACCACTCTGCCCGGAATCCGTGAAATCCATTGCGACCTTTGCCGTCATCTCGTGCATTGCCAAACTCGTCAAATAGGTCCTGGCTTTCCTTCCAGATGATAGCAAATTCATCTTCATCTGAGTTAGGTGTACTTGTGATAATTGCTCGTCCACCAGTTGCTAGTGTCGGCGATATTGAAGTCCAAAATTCTGTAGCAATGTTAGGTTGTACGAAAGCAAACTCATCGCAATATAGTAAGGATATGGACATACCACGACCGGTATTACCAGTAGTAGTAGCTGAAACAATTCTAGATCCGTTTTCAAATTCAATGCTCCCTTTGTTGTAATTGACAACCCCAGCACGTATGTAGTCATCGCATAATTCGTATCCATAACGAATACGTTGCATAATCTCCTGTGAGCCTGTGTATTTGTGTGCGGCAACCAGAATAGTCTGATCTGGATGAAACATAGCAAACCATAATAGATAGCCTGCGGCACAAGTTGTCTTGCCACTCTGCCGCGGCAGCATATTAATGTTAAAGCGATAATCATGATAGGCCTGCAATAACCTTACTTGATAATCGTAAGGTTCAAATTTTACCTTGCCTTTGACCGGATGCTGTATATGGAAAAAATTCCTAGCAAAATGCAGGTATCCATTGGTAGGATCAGCACAGGCCTGCAAGTGCTGTACCTGCTCCTCTGTAAACTTTTCTTTGGTATGCGCCTTTTTTGTTAAGACGCCGTCGAGTGATTTTGCCATATGTTTATTTAATCAAAAAAATAGACCCCTAGGGGTCTATTTGGCACTGGAAACAGAGTGCTAACTGCGACGAATTTTTTTCTTTTTCTTAAATTTATCTTTTATGCTTCTTTGATTTCTTGATACATTGCTGTCAAGCGACTGACCAATGCTTCATCAAATTGGCTTGGCTCACGTAATGAGTTAGTACCAGGAGCACGTGATACAGGGCTAATCTTGCCTTTGCTATTCATGTCGTCACCGCTGAATGTAACAGCCTCTGCACCGTGTGTATGATGCTTGTGACCACCGTGTGCAGAATTGCCCCAACTTTCTTCATCGTCATGGATGACTTCTTCCATCTCTTCATCGGGTGATACAGACAATGGACTTTCATCGCCTTGCACATTTAGAACTTCTTCAGTTCCCATAATTGGCTCATCGTGACCTGACTCTTCGCCGGCTTCAATATCGCGTAGGATATTCATAATGCTACGAAGGCCGCCTTCGCCCTGACCGTTGACATTGATAGTCATTGACACATTATCTGGTTGGCCTTGATGTGCCTGTGGTCCTATTGACATAATTGCGCCAGGCATGGGCATTGCGCCACATTCAGCTACACCTTCCTCGATAGCATCCATTTTTGCTATTAGATCTTTTAAGTTCATTATCTTGCTCCTTTAACTATAGCAGGCATATTATTTTGCGTTGTGCCAATAGTACTCAAGTGTTTACCATCTTGCTTGGATTGTTTTTCTTTACGATATTCTGGAGCAAGGCCTGGAACACTGTCAGCTAGGAGTTGATCATTGTATCCTTTAAACTGTGTACCCTGATGTTTGGTTTTACCCAATTCTTTTAATAGATTATATTTGTACTCGTCATTGACCATATTGCCGTTGTTGCTGGGATCTTGTTCTCGACCAATAAATGCTTCACCTGTAGGATTGTCATGCTGATGATTAATTTCGTTCTCAAGCTCTTCGTACATGCTGTGTACTTTGACGTGATTGTGTGTTACTCCCAAACCCACTGAGATACGATCACGTATTTGCAAGCTGGTAGCTGGATAATTAGTTTCAATATCATACACAGTCATTTCTGTATTTCTGTGCTCGGGGAAATCTGATTGACGCTCGCTGATCGGAGTAGTCTTACCAGAAGATACTTTGCCGCAATGGAATTCAGCTAGACTAGCTTTGATCTGCGCCACAGCATCTTTGGTATGATCCCCGGCGATCTTTATTTTAAATTCGTATGTTTTTGTACTTTCTGTCAAGTAGTGTTTGAATGATTTCATAGTATGATCCTAGTCATATATTTATTTTAAATTCTTTAATTTCTCTAACAAACTGTTGCGATCTGTGATAATAACGCCGTCACCTTGTATTGTAACGCTGTCGTCATTATTAGTATCTTGATCTAATTTTTGCTTCTTAATCTGCAAGTCGATCATTTTTAGCTTTTTATCCAGTTTGGCAGTTTTGGCTTGAATAGCATGACCCAGCATGCTGGCCGCAACTTCAAATAACCTACCGCTGTATCTAGCTTCTACATTCATGCCCAAATCCATGATGTCCTCGTAGGCATCTTTGGCTTTTTGAGCCAGTTCATCCAGCTCACTATCACCCAAATCACCCAAGCCTTTGACCTGTGGCAGTGCAGCCGATATCTTGTCATACTCACTGATATCGCGAAGAAACGGTTGCGCTAGATCAGCTTTGGCCTGTTTCTTTTCTTCTTCCTTGACAATCTTCTTGCTTTCGGGAAGATTCAACACTTCTTCTAATTTCTTTGTCATAGTATTACTTATACCTAGCGGTGACTGAATATGTCATTTTCATTGAGAATACGAAACTTCAAGCCCTGTTGCTTGCACCAAGCACCGGCGGCAGCCCATTTGGCCTGATTCTTTACAAACTGTGCTTGATTAAATTTGTTCTTGCCCACCCGCTCTAATATAGTTTGACTGGCAGGTTTTATCTCAATCAGTTCCAGTAGCATGCGGCCATTTTTATCCACGTACTGTATAAAAAAATCAGGCACATAAACAGTTTGGCGTTCAGTAAGGGGGTCTCTATAGGGGATCTGTACAGCTTCACTGGCCCATTTGACCACACTGTCGTTGTTGTCGCAAAAGTTCATAAAACTCCACTCCCAACTGCTTCTGTAGGTTGGCATCTTGTTGCCCACATACTTTTCTGGGTTTTTCATACTGAACTTGCCGCGAGCAAACTTGGCCATGTTATACCAGTATGTTACGAGCTTCGAATGTATCAGTAACTACCGCAGTTCTGTAGCCCAACAAACTGGTCTTTTCTCTATATGCATTTAGAACCTGTGCTATAACCTGGCCCAACTGAATGTCAGTTAGTCCTTTCAATTTATCAAGTAGGCTAAACACTGAAACATTTTCTACTCTAGCTTGATTAAGTAAAATTATAGCAGTTGAACTGGCACTGCTATCATCAAACCCTCTTTTTGCAAAAAAACCTATAGCGGCATCTATCTCGGCTGCGGGAAAACTTACCTGAGTTGTAAAATAATTGTCAAAAAACATTTTGACATCAGTTGCTCCTGCATGTGGGGAGATAGGAAGATTACCTGTTATCATTCTGTAATTCCTGATGTTGTGGCTGTGGTAGACGCATTTCCTGCAGTGTTATTTTGTGGAAATGAAATACCCGATAAACCTCCTACGTTTGTGCCGGTAGGCGGAGTTAGCAATCCTGCTGTACCCGAATCATTGATAGATGGTTGTGTATTCTGAGCGCCGGCTATCTGATTTATCACACTGGCCAGTATGGATCCACGAGCACCTTCTAAATCTAAACTTTGTACAAAACTGGGATCTATCACAGTTGGATCAGGATTAATACCCAGAAGTGGACTAGGACCTTTATCATAATGAGCTTCTCCGAATCCTTCAACACCTCCGGCAGGATCTTTGTTTGGATCAACTGCTCCGATGTTATAGCTTACTGCTTCATACATGATCTTCATGTCAAATTCGCGTGTCTTTGTGTCAGCGTAATCAACTCTGTTGTGATTCCAACTGGTGATTATGGGATTAGTTAAAATATATTCAACGTATTCGTGTCTAGCTATTTGATAGATTTTTATATAATTAAAGAATGGGTCTGTACTGCCATTGTCAAGGCCGTAACTGGTAGGAATATAGTCATAGCTCTGCATGGCATTTCTTGCATATGCTCCCGGCACCTTTGCCGACATTGGGTCTGCATAATAGTAAGTGTAGTAGTTTTGCCACAACTGATTTATCAAACCCATATTATCATCATGAAACTTGACTTCAATCTCACCGGGCTTGTGATAGTACTGCACTATCTTTTTTCTATTGTATTGATTCAGCGTTTCTGTTTGTACTGTATAGTTTGGTAAAGCTATACTCTTGACCAGCATGTTGATCTCAGCACCGTATCGCTGTACTATAGCTGTGTTCTGTAGAGCGCCTGTATTGATTCCGAATGCCACATGAAATTGAAAGCCAAACTTGGGAGCGAGTCTAAATTGATCAGCATTAAACAGATCTGCCGCGTGACGTTGATCTCGCAGATGGGTAAATGCATCAGACTTTAATTTATCATTACTTGTGAATGCCATACAGTATTTATTCTATGTATAAAGTGCGTAGTTAATGGATAGTCAATAAAAAGCCTGCAAGTGCAGGCTTAGTTTTATGAACCTAGTACGTTGCGACCAGTTTTAACATTGTTCATTACCGGTGTTGGACTACCGATAGCTGGAACAGGCGCAGTTTGTACCGCATTGTCAAAACGTATTGATAAGTCGATCATAGCTGGACCTTGTTCACTATATTTTAAATCTTGCCAGTTAGTTGATTCAACATAGCATCCATAACATAACCATGTTTCTAGTACACCCGGAGCAACATTGCCGTTGCCTCCGTCTAGAATTTCAATACGCATGGTAAACTTGTAATCACCAGCTGACGCCGCTGAACTTTGTTCAAAGAAGTCAAACTGTTTCTGATTTTGTTCGCCTACTAGCTTGCTAACAGCACCAGTGACATCATCACGTAGTTTGATAGGAATTGGTTCCCAGCTTGGCTTGCCTGCATAGTGGATTTTGCTGTTGTAGATTTCAATAACTTGATCAGTAAATTTGACCTGTGGGCGAGATGCTTCTGCAACTTGCTTTGTCAGCTCAGTTGTAGGAGTGCTTACACCAAAGTTTTCAAACATGATACGAAATCTATATTTTAACTTTGGCATCAACATGCCCTGTGAAGCCGCGCTTTGATCTGAAGCTAATGGTACTGTGAAGTTTGATAGTGCCGCGATTGCCATTTAATTTCTCCTTTATTTGCTACCTAAACCAGCAATAGCGCCAGTGTTCTCTAAACGTAATGGAATGTAAATAAATTCCACTGCCTTGACTGGCTCAATAGCTATATCAACGTGTAACTCATTAGCATCTATTCTGCTCGGAGTATTGTTAGTTGTATCGCATACTATCAAGTAATCGTACAAGGCTCGTTCTCCTGTGAGATTCAGCATTAATTTTTCAATTTGTTGTTTGATTTGGTTGCGTGTAATAGTGTCGTTTGGTTCAAAGATATATGGTTTAGCAATTACATTCAATTGATAGCGTAGATAAATTACCAAACGTGCTACGTTGATAC